GCTCACCGCCCACCCATTCGCACTCCGTCTCTATGCTCCAGCAATGGAAGAATCGTGTCGGATAGTTCACGATCATCCAATTGCACATTTCCTCTAAAGACGAGAAGTCCCTTGTGTCGAACTTTCCGTCATAGTAGGCCTTGCCGTGCATCCCCGTGTAATATGAGCCGGAGATCGTGTCTTTTTTGCTCACAACGGCGACATGGCATTTATCGACCCATTGGATGATGTCCCCTGTCTCCGCCTTCCCTTCCTCATACGGAACGGCCATCCATCCGTTCGTCAACACCTGATCCCATCTGTTCGCATTGACGATGGACGAGACGGGCGCTGCGTGGCCGTCTTCCTTTATTGCTCCGTAGCAGTATGTCGTGCAGTTGGCAAGGCCGTTCTCAATCGTGGCATTCGGATTTACAAGATAATTCCAATAGAATCGGTTCGGATATTCCAAACCTTTAGCCGTTTGCCTCATTCGGTTCTTCCGTATCGTAATTGTTTACGACATTCTGCGCCATTTCCTTGTAGTATGTGTTTGAGCTGATTCCGAGCAAGGTATTGAGCAGAAGGTCAACGGCCATTATCGTGGCAGCGATCTCGTCAGGATACGGGATAGCCTCTCCCCATATTCCGCCCAGGGATCTGTAGAAAACGGCCAATGCCGGAAGGATGATCCTTCCTACGAATGCCAAAATGTCATAAGCCTGATTTGATAATTTCATAATTCCCCCTTTTAGTTATATGTGACGGAACAAGATGCGTTCTGTGACGGATCTGTTATATAAATATCGCCAGTTTCATCATCGTATGTGCAATTCACTAAATCGGTAACTGACGAAGCGAGTTCAATGTTAAAGTAATAAATAAATTCATCGTCATCCCCTTTTTCGCCAACGCAAAGTGTTTCTACATCTTGCACGGAATTAATCGGAACACTTACATCTTCATATATTACTGTGTGATTTTGGATTGCATTAATGCCGAATTCTTTTGCATCATTCGATAGATTTGAAACTTCCATTTTCAAAACAGGTGTGATATCTCCACCACCTCCACCACCGACATATTCGAGAATGTCAGACAAGGCCTCGGAGATCGTGACCATCCTGTCAGGTTCGTTATCGCCAAGAGCATTGGCAATGTTGTTCAATGCTTCGACTTTGACAGAAGCATCCGCTTTTCCGCCCAGCTTGGCGGAGATCTCATTCAAGATTTGAACATTTGTCTTCATTTCATTTTCCTTTCAGTAATGCAAGGAAATTGGCCTTGCTTCCGTATATTCTCAATATCTGCGCAGGGCAGTTGATGGACTGATCGAAGTCTCTGTGAAAGAAAATATCATCCGTTGTCAGATGATATTTTTTCATCAGCTTCCTTATCAGTTTGACCGCTCTGTCCTGTCCTTCAAGATAAAGCCTGTTGGACGGATTTGAACATATCTCGATGGAGATGCAATGTTTGTTGCCGAAGTCCATCCCCCGTCCCGTTGACCATGCCGACCAATCAAGAGGCATTATCTGCCTTGCCTCTTTATGATCGACAACATAATGGCAGCCGTTAGAACCCGTATTTTCTTTTTGAAGGAATTCTTCTATTCTTTTGGCCGTCCATTGCTGATTATTCGTATTGTGAATCACGATGCCCTTCGGCTCGAAGTCCGGCAGGCCGTACTGCTTCCATTTGTCCTGCGAAAGCATTACTTCACCTTTCCGAGGTTCAGCTTGCTGGTGAGATTGTTTCTCACTTTTCCGCAGACCATGTTCACGGATTCGAGCAGCTTGCCGTTCTCGATGTGGAAATTCCAACCCGTCAGGACAGAATCGTAGAACTTGTCGCCTACATAGAAACTGATGTTCTCTCCGAGTTTGATGTCTCCGAAGTCGTAGAAGTTGTTGTTCAGATCGAAGGTGAACTGAATCTTATGATTGTATTGATTCTTCTTCAGTTCGGTGTCTCTTATCTCTGTGAGAGTCTCATCGCTGTTTATGTATTTTCTGTTTGTTGGGACATATCTGTCCGTTGTGCCGAGATCTCCGTTGCCGTCCGTTGTCTGATAGTTTCCGTCCGTTCCGATCGTGTATGCACCTCGGTATGTCGTGCCTGATGAGTTATAGATTACAAGAACATTCGTATCCTCGATGTCAGTTATGACATTTATGTCTCTTATGAACTCCGCATTGTTGCTTATGGCCAGGGAACGATATGCCGGAATGCAATAGTCGTAATATCCGAGATCGTAGTCTTCGGCCATCTGCTGCAGAGTGAAGACATAGAAGAATTGCCTCAAGAAGAACGATGTTCCCCTTCCCTTTATGTCAAAGTAGAAGTATGGAATGATGCCGAACTTCTCGAATGCCTCATAGAGCAGTTCCTCGCCGTTGACTTCTCCGTTCTCGGTTCTGTATGGCATCGCATTCAGACCCGATGGTCTGCTGCCTTCAAAATTGGCTATGGTTAGAAGGAACATATTCCCCTGCATCAGGTCGTGTCCGTTTGCGTGTGTATATTCGGTCGTACTTGCCATCCTTGAAGAATAATAACCGCCTGCAATATCTCGGAGATATCTGCTCGTCATAATGAGCGGAGTATATGGAGACGACCAATAGCCTTTGTCGGTCGCATTGTCAATCATAGCAAAGACCTTCATGTCGAACATCGCCTGGATCTGATTCGTTGTCATTCTGTTCCCATCTACGGAAACGATGACTCCGTTGTATATCAGGTTATCCCTCGCATCCTTGATGCAGATGATGTCTCCCGTATTCAGCGGGATCTCATCATAGCATATGATGGTCGATGTTGACTTCTGCAGAAGATCCTCGGATATGTCTGCGCTTTGAACATTTGTATAGAATGTCGCTGCATCCTGAAGCTGCGTTCTGACCTTGCCGTAGAGCCGATATTCCTCGCCGACAATTATTTTGGTTCTTTCAAACTCCGCAACATATGAGGCATCGCTTCCCGAAACGACAATCGTCCTCGGATTCGATGTATCCCCGTCAGACCATTTCGAGAACTCATATCTGTATGCTTTTCTCGGAATTGCAGTCAAGGTGACGGATGTATTATTTGCATAATAGCCACCGCCCGTGACCGAACCGCCTTCAGCAGGTGTTCCGACCGCAGATATTTCATATAAATTGTTGCCAGCTATGAATGAACCCGATCCCTGATTCTCGTAGAATGTATCCGATAATATGTCATACATTCCTGCCTTCAGGTCGCTCTTGCGCTTGGCAGGTCGCAGATCCAATATGAGCGTGCCGTTGTCCCATATCTTGAAACTATAGCACCTCACATTTGAATAATAGCCTACGGGCGCACCTGATGTTCCCGACTGCAGACCTGCAAACAAAACTATCGTCTTTGTCAGGTTGCTGTTGATCGTTGTCGAGAATGTCTGCGTTTGGTCATCGAAGATATAGACCTTGTTGACCTGATCTATTCCATAAATATGGCGATTCGTGTCCAAAGTGGAATTCGTGAACGATACACCTGACGATATGTTCGCTCCGTTCAGATATGTGACCTTTGTCGTGCTTCCTGACGGATATGATCCGGCAAAGATTGTTCTTCTGTTTGATGTCGTGCTGTTGTAATAACCCGAACCGAACAGAAAGTTTCCTGTCGAGGAACTATATGATGTGTACTGCATATCCGCCTCGATCTTCAAGGTGTTTAGATAACTCGCCGGAGATATGCCCGTGTCGATGTACTGCGAGCCGATTGCCTGAATGTATTCGACTAACTGATAATCGCTCAAAGCCATATTAGATGCTCCTGTATATCGGTGTATGTGATATCGTGACTCCGCCGATCGAACCGCTGTCCATTCCTATGGTGAGAGTCGATTCCCCTCTTGCGAGTTTCAGGAATGTGACATATATCGCTCCGTTTGATATGGAGAGATCCTGATATGCCAAAGGATTGGCCAGGGCAGAACCGCCCTGCTTAAGGATGACATTATGTTCCCCGTCCTTTGAATTGACGAAGACATCTCCGAATGCCGTTGCATCGTCAAATTTGCACTCCCCGTACATCTCGCCGTCCTGAACGAGAGTAAAATACGGATTCTCCATAGAACCCGTGATCGCTATCTCAAAGCCTACAGGGCAGTCTCCCTTGTTGTTTATCGTATATGATGATGATGATCCCGTCTGTAGGACTTGAGCGCCCTGCCAAAAGGAAAGGCCTTGGAATTCGACATCGCAGTTTATGCAGTCGTTGCTTCCCGTTTCGCTCTTGCTGATGTTGAGGACATAGCAGTCCAGCTTGTAGTCCGCAGGTGTAGATAATGGAAGCTGATATGTAAGAACAAGCGGTGTATTCATTATGAATGCGAGAAAATCGTTATAGGTCTTGTAGCGGTTTGCGTTCTTGACATCCCAAAAGACTATTTCGGCCTTGACCCTCGGGAGATCAAAACTCTGCGAATCAAGGTTCGCCTTCTCTCCGTACCTGATGACATTGAGACTTGAAGAGAAGCCGAGGCCTTCGGGATTCTGCATGAACGACTTGATCGTGCTTCTTCCGTTGAAAGACCATGTCGTCCCCTTGCTGTTGGTAAGTGTAAATTTCCTTATGCTCATACCATTCTCCCCAGGTTTTCATTCACCTGTTCGGTGATAGCATTTGCGAATCTTCTCGCCATGTTCTCATCGACATTTGCATTGTTGATAGTGAATGTATTGTATAGAGTTATCGTTCCACCGCCTGACATTAGACCGCCCGACATCATTCCGGCGGAAGCATATCCGCCCGATGACAAGCCGATGTATGAACCGATTGTCGAGAAGAATCCGCCCACCTTTCCGATGAGGCCGGAGAAGTCGAAGATCTCTGCTATCTTCTCTTTGAATGCGATGAACTTGTCGATAATCTGCTGGATCTTCTCTTGGAAGAATTCCTTGACCTCGTTGAAGTCGTCCTTCACCCTCTGCCATATCTCGGCAGCCTTTTCCTTGATGGTGTCCCAATTCTTCCACAGAAGGACTCCGAGGCCTATCAGAGCGGTGATAGCTGCGATGGTGAGACCCATCGGAGACAGCATAAACCCGATGGCCGAAGTCAGCGCTCCCACTCCCTTAACCAATGAGCCGACTATGACCAGTATCGGGCCTATAGCTGCCAATATCATTCCCACCTGAACGATGGTCTTGGCAAGTCCGTCATCCATCTGCGAGAGTTTTGTTATAAACTCCGTTATCTTCTGTATTATCGGTGTGACTATCGGAATGACCTGCGAGCCGATCAAGGTGACGAGGTCTGCAACGGAAGCCTCGAATGACTTCATTGAGTTAGCCGTTCCGTCACTCGTCCTTGCGAAGTCTCCCTGAGCATCCGTAGTCTGCGCCATTACATATTGAAAGCGCAGAAGAGTCTTCTCTTCCGAACCGAGGTTCGCATACTGCTTCGCCGTGATCCCAATTTCCTTTGCGAACTCTTTCAGGTTCACATCGGTCATAACCACACCGAACTTCTTCAATGCCGTTGCGTTACCCGTGAAGATGCCTTCCAATGCTCCGGCAGACTGCTCGATGTCCGTATTGAAATAAGAGCCGAGGTCGGCAGAGAGTTTGGTCAGTTCGACCGCCATAGAGGCAGCCTGTTCCTCGCTCAAGCCGATGCCTTTGGCCAATGCACCGAAGGCAGCCGCACTCTCGGAAGCATCGTTCTTTGAAAGACCATAATCACCCTGTGCGTTATCCGTGAAATTCTGCACCTCTTCCGCAAAGTCTCCGAATGCTACGGAAAGTTTGTTGAGGTTCTCTTCATAGTCGGATGCGGAATTCATCGCAAGGCCGAAGCCTGCAACGAGCGGAGCGGTGACTTTGGCGGACAATGAACCGCCCAGGGAAACCATCTTGTCTCCTACTGCGTTTATCTTGTCCGCTACGACATCAAGCTGCTGCTTCGCTACCGAACCGAAGTCTCTGTATTCGTCCTTTAATCCGCTTAACTTCTGTTCGGTCTCTGCGATCTCTCTTGCGAGAGCCTGTTGCTGCTGCCGTGCCTCTTCCGTTCCTTTTCCATCGAGCTGCTTGTAGGCATCCTTCAATGTCTTGAGTCTGTCCTTCGTTTCGCTGATGGACTTCTTCAGGAGTTCCTGCTTCTGCCTCAATAGTTCCGTGTTCCCCGGATCTAATTTGAGCAGTTTGTTGACATCCTTTAACTGCTTTTCCGTGTCTTTAAGGGAACTATCGACCGCTTTTAGCGACTTCTGTAGATCTGTGGTATCTCCGCCAATCTCAATGGTGATTCCCTTTATTCTGTTGCCTGCCATCGTTCCCCCTTAAAACCTGTCATAATCGCTTTGGTTTGCGATCACTTTGTATTCATAGCTGTCGTTCATCTTCTCAACGAGCATATCGTCCACCATTCCGATGGTCAGTTCGTCAAGATCAGACAACGACAGGCCTAATTCGCTGCATCGTAAGAGAAACAGAGCGGTCGTCATCGGTCGCTCTGTTGCTCTGCTTTTTTTTTAGGTGTCTCCAGCTGTTCGGTGTTAAGTCCCCATAGTTCGATTATCTGCGGTAAGACATAGTAAATGTCGAACATCTCGAACTGATCGAGCCATTCATCGGGATCTTTCGGGATTGTATTGTCGTATTGCCATGCCATTATGTAGGCGATGTTCTCGAAGCATTCGAGATCGACTACTGCGAGTTCTTCCTCGCCCATCTTTGGCATGATGGACTGCATATCCTTGAAGAGATCCCTTCCGAACTTCTCTCTGTACCTTTTAGGAGTCGAGGCCGTAGCCTTGAAGCCGACCTCGACACCCGCAATTTTAATCAGTTTCTCCATTTTTTTACTCTTGAATTATTATGCCGTTGTTGGCTCGGTCACGGCAGTAAACCATGTAGCATATGTTGAAGATGTGCCTGAAGAATACGGACATCTTGCCTTGACGAGAGAGTCGTTGATTCTCGGCATAGCCGTGATCGTGATGGTCTCCGTCTGCGGTTCGATGCTCTCTTCCTGCGTGGAACCGCTCACCTGCGGTCTTGATGCTACGCACCTATAGAGGCAATGTCTTGTAGCATTGTCATCGCCTTCAAACTGGAACAGAAGAGCGAATTCGCTTGATGAATCGCCCGAATGTTCCGTGTACATACCTTTGGCATCCGATGTTTCGCCAAGGATGTTCTGTCTGAAGGCATCAGGAAGCAAAGCCACTTCGAGATCGCCCTGATATCCGTTGTTGGCGGATGTTGTGAAATATGCGATGTTGTCGGCATAGAATGTGTTCGTATCGCCGGAAGCATCCAAGCTGATGGAAACCGCACCTTTCAATGCGACTGGTGTAGTGTATGTAAGCACTCCGTTTCCGTCATCCGTTGCCTTGGCATAGTACAGATTCTTGATGCCGTACATGATTTTGTTTGCCATTAATTCTCCTTACTCGGTAAACTCCGAAACATAGGTAATCTGATACAGGTTTTCCTTCCTGATGTATGATTCCTCTTTCGTATATACGAACCCGTTGCCCTGGAGCATGGATTCGATCTGCCCTTCGAGATCAAAGTCCTTCACTCTGCAGTACAATTCCAAATTAAGCACATTAATCTTTGCGTAGTTGGAATTGTCCGCTATGAAGTCGTTGATGCTCGGATAATTGAACACAATATACGGCGGTTCGGGCGCAGCATTGTTCGGGAAGAAGTCGTAGGTGAATGGAAGATTCAAACCCGATATCATTGTTGCTATTTCCGTTTTGCTCATCTCAATCCCCCTTCGATGTATTCCTGAAGCCTTCTCTGCGCTTCCTCGTTGACTTGCTCAATATGAGGGAATGCTCTGACTTCCTCATTCGTTGACCTTCCCCAAAGCCATTTCGCATGGCCTGATTCGAGCAGATGCGTGAGCTGATAGTCCTTGTTGTGAACGATCGCTTCCGTATAGAAGCGAGTCTCTCGGAATGTGATAGTCCATCCCTTGCGGTATTTGGACTTCGCTCCGTTCTTGAACTCTCCGGCGACATGAAGCTGATCTTCAGCCTCATAGGCCGTCTTCATTACTGCCTGTGTCGTCAGATCGCTCACTTCATCCGCATAACCCTTGAGGATCTTCGTCACTTCCCCCGTGAAGTCATTGACCGACTTGTATGTCTTCGCCACTCTCTATGACCTGTTCGCTGCCCTTCTTGAGTTCGCAGTATAGTTCGATCTCGTCAACACTCTTCTGATAGGTTCTATAGATTGTATATCGGACATCATTGTATTCGATTATCTTCTCGCCCTCATAATCGTGCGAAAACATCGTAAAACGATACTGCGGATTCAGTCCGTTCCTTCCGCCTTCAAACCACTCCTGACCCGTCACCGATGTGACGGAGACATAGACTTTTTTCTCGCTCTCATCGGGAATCATTACTCCGTATTCATCCTGCGAGTATGATTCCGAAATGAGATATGCCACCTTTGACCTATTCATTCAACCAATCCGTATAACCCGTTGCCATCTGCATCTGTGCCTTCTGCTCATCGTAGGAAGCCTTGAGTCTGTCATACTCTTCAGCTCCGTTCGCATCGCCGAAATTGGCACGGCAGTATGTGATTACTGCCCTTAAAAGCAGATTGTCGAATGTGGTAGATTGCGTGTCCACCACAATAAGGGAATCAACTGATATGCCGGCGATCCCCAGGTCTAACAGGCAGGCATTTATGAGGTCTGTCAGTTCGTTGTTAAAATCGTCTGTGGTTATCCGTAAGGCAGTCTTGATCTTCTGTAGTATTGTGTTCATATTCGCCTCACTTCTTGCGTGTTTCTTTCTTTACTTCTTTTTCAGGTATCTTCCGCTCTTCCTTGACAGGCTCGATTGCGCCTAACAGAAGAAGCCTTGCAGCTTCGTTCGTATCGACTTCAACTTCGCCCGAAAGAGCATTGACCCTGACTGCTTTAGTCAGTTTGACTTTCATTTTTCTCCCCTTTTACTTTTGCATAGGTCTCATAGAAACTCCGATCGACAATATAATGGCCGACATGACCCAATGGGATGGACGGATCTGCGATTATCTTGTAACCGCATTGTCTCGCTCTCCAGCAGAATGAGAGGTCTTCCCCTACTCCGTGAATCGGCGAGAACAGATCTCCGTACTTGTCGATGATGTCAACGAAGATGCTTGTCGGTGTCAGAACGCATCCGAATCCGCATCCTTCCACCTCGAAGAGTCCTTCCTTGACCTCGGCATCTTCCCATGTACTGCCCTGATCGTTTATCTCTAATTTGTCGAACAGGACAGGATGATATGGCTCGACTCGGCGATAATAAACACCCGTGATGATATCACCCTTGTCTCTGTTCGCTAATAGTCTTTTAAGTGTGTCCGCTGGGAACACCATGTCGCTGTCCAGCCATAGAACATAGTCACACTCTTTTTGAATTGACATAAGAGCCAATTTGTTACGGCTCGAATATATGAGCGAACCGACCTGAAACGCAATCCCGCATTCGCCTTCCTTGGAAAGCGATGCGATGGACTGCGCAAATTGTGCAGGAACTTGATCCATGCACGGAACTGCGATCATTGTTTTCATAGTGTTCCCCTTTTCTCCACTTGATTATTTCTTGATCTTGACGAATGCGTTCGGAGCGACAGGCTCGATGGCGACATATCTCCTGCCGAGGACATCGATCAGGTCTTTCTTCATCTGACCCTTGTCATCGAACTTGAATTCGATCTCTTCGCCGTTCGGGAAGTTTGCAAGAGCGCCTTCACCGAGGTCGCCAACGATGGCATAAGTCACACCTGTGGTCGCTGCGCTGTATGCGGTGATCGTATTATTGAATACGACAGGGAGACCCTCGAACGGATCTGCATCGAAGTTTCCGGCATACTGAACAGACTTGAATGCTGCCCAAGTTGCTTTGTTCATCATGATGACAGGATTGTTCGCTTCATCAGACAGCTGTGCCATAGCCTGTGCGACAGTACCCTGTGCGATTGAAGATGCGGTGATTGCAGGAACACCGACCATTGTAGCGGTCGAAGCAGTTCCACAGGCCTCGATCTTGGCGATCAGCTGGTCAGCGCACTTCTTGGCGATTCTGTATGCGAGTTCATCATAGATGTAGCGAAGGAATGCTTCGCCACGAAGATCATATACTTCATCGCTGATAGAGATCCACTTCTTGATTGAAACAGGAACGAGGTTCACAACACCAAGAACTAACTCTTCTTCGCTTACTGCGGAGTTAGCTGCCTCTGTGTGAACAGTTGCATCGCCACCTGAAATCTCGAAACCGACCTTGAGATTGCCCTTCAGGTATGACTTCCTGACAAGGCTCATGATACCTTCCTTCTCCCAGGCGGTCTTTACGATGTCGTAAACGAATTCAGGAACAGGAACTGATCCTGAAACATTCTCGGTCAATAAGGCACGGCACTCTTTGTCGCTACCTGACTTGATGTAGTCTGCATAAGCATCAAGGTATTCTTTTGAGTTTCTGACTTCCATATCGGTCATTGTTTTTCTTTCCTCTACTT